TTCTCCTGGAACACATTTACGAAGTGGAGGTTCCGATTCCACTGCACAAGTTTAACGCCATAGCGGGGCGGATCTAGTCGCTTTCTAGATCTGTGCCGAAAGACCTATGTGCTCGAATTTGCACTTAGGCCGTTTACACTTTGCCAGTAGGTGGTCTTTACAGACATTTGTCAAGTCATGTCTGTATCTACATTTCTCACCGCGCTTACAATTCTGATACTTGAATTGATATGCACAAGCGGGTGGGGCAACTTTGTCGTTTACAACTGGGGCTTTAGTCAAAGCCAAACTGCCAACAGGAATGTTGTCAACTGTAACAGTCTTGTTCGTTACAGTTGGGACAATTTTCTTGAGGGTCTCATACCCATCAAGTTTGTCACGCAGCATAAAAGTTATATACCAGTTGTAAACAGTTTCCAAAGGAAGATCAACCTGGCGGACGAAGTGTAAAAAGCAGGGGTCATAGAGGCCATTACTCATGCGTAAATCCATAGAACTGGTAAATGTCGGGAACACAGTGCCGCCTTCCATTACTAGCTTCACTAGTACGGCGGTTGTCATATTGGTGTTCTCAGGGAGGATATCTTTTAACCATTCTCTCCGCTCGACTACATCAGTCTTACCTTTCCGAGTAAACTCAAGGAAAGAGTAAACAATATGTCCAATCATATTGCCAGCATCTGTCACAAAATAACCACTACATTTTCGCCAAATAAGTAGCGAGAGGTCGATTCTCTTATCGCTATTATCGCTGTAGTGTAGTTTTGACAATGCACGCATGGGATCAAAGAAACTCTTTTCAGAATTGCGATATGGCCATATCCGGCCAAGGAAACCAACGGGGTCAGTGGGATCTCTGACAATGAACTTTAACTTCAGGTGCAAATCCTTACAAGTTTGTTCGTAGTTAGCGGGGTCGGTGGTACGCATTAAGCCGTCATCACCAGCAACCATCCCAATTCGCAGATACGCATCTTGGGGCAAGAACCCAATATTACGATAATGGCAATACTGGGTAAATGCATAGAACACTGAATTATCACATGAGGTGGTAGCAGAGCCACTCTTCATGGTATCATAAGTATTGTATTTTATCCGACATTCGGTAACAAATACACAGTATGATAATTCATATTTCAGTTGCCTAATTTCATCGTGATAAATCGGATGAAACATCGCTAACATGCAGTTGGTCGTAACATCTACGGAAAATGACGTTTGTGTGCCGTCATACCGTGAAAAGTCGCCTTCGCCAAGAACTCCATATGAGTCTTGCATAATTTCCAAAACACCACGGGCTAAAGCTTGAGGATGTTTTCCAAAAGCATACCAGTGTGTCGTCTTCAGCTGCTTAACGTATGGCAATACGAAGCGCAAAAGGTTGAAGACATGTTTGGGGTCGACAGCAGAGATGTTGCGCGGATCTTTGATCTCCGGATAGGGTTCAGGCTTCTGAAACGCCTTGTGTTGATATCCGGGACGCTCATATTGCGTATGCTCGTATTTCTTGTGTTGAGTGGAACTTGCATGTTCCAAGACCTCGCCTTGGGTGGCGGGATGTAGCGTGTTAGGAGCATAACGGGCTACATGGCCTGAAAATTCAACAGCATATCGAGGATACGCAGGTTTTGGCACAAAATCGCTATTTTGTAAGTTCTGGACGCGCTCTGTGAGACATGTTTTGTCATTCGAAACACACAGGGCAGCGACAAAAGCACCATCGACAATGGGAATCATTGTTGTTTGGCCTTTTGTTTTGGTCTTGTAGTCAAATTCGTCAAGATACTCGAATTTATATGATCGGGGGGTTCTGGATGTTGTGTCTGGGAACTGCATCTTTATATTAACAGATGGAACATAACCAGACAGTTGCAACATAAGGGCAGTAAGGGAGTACATAGGCTCAGTACTACCAGTAATGCGTTGCACAGCACCAGGAGAAAGATCAACGGCTCTAAGGGCCAACATTTCGTGGAAATTGGATCGTGAGACAACATGTTGAAAAGGACTGTTATCTGCACTAAGAACAACCTCCGTTGGTTTGTTTAAAATGTTGATGCCGTTGAAAGAATCCGGGGTCCACCGCTGCAAACAGCGGGTA